AGACTTTGCCGCTAGCGGCTGAGTTGGTCAATGCAGCAGCTAGCGAAGTCGTCACGGCGTAGCCGACTGTCTTGCCCGTGATCGTAACCGGTTGCTTGAGGTTCGGTGCAGCCATAACAGATCAGTCTCCCCACCAGTCTACTTGAAAATCGCGATCCCAGCCCCAGATCTGGGCGGCCATGTCGCCGAAGTAATCGCCGCCGAGGCTTAGGTACGCCAGGGTCGCTGGTTGCATCGTAACGATAATTGCGCCTGTGTCGGCACCAAGGCGCAAGCTTCTCGCTACGGTGATGCCCGTTCCGGTCAGCACGAAGGCGCCAGTATCAGCGTAGATCGGTCGTGTCCTGACCAGCGCAGCCGCATTGCCAACCAGACTCAGGCTGCCGTTGATTACGCGGAAGGAAATGGCACGCTTGAGGTCCCCTCCGCTTAGCACGAAGTACCCAGTGCTGGCGCCGAGGCGGGGCAGGGTGAAGCTGAAGACCTGCCTAAAGGTGGCCTGGACTTCCCAGATGTCGCAGGAACTTAGCTGCTTGGTCCAGTCGTCGCAGCGGAAACGCCCTTGGAGCGATTCAGGCGGCGTCCACAGGAACCAGGCGCCGGTCTTTGCCTGCTGAGCTAAGAAGAAATCGAGGGTGTTCGCTTCGATGGGCGCCAGAATCCAGCGCACGCTCCACTCGGGCGAGGTCTGGTTCTGCCCCTTAGTGTCGCGCTGCTCGATGCCCCAATCAGGCAGCTTGGCAATGCGCTGGCGCGGCTTGACCGTCTTGGTGGCGGGGTAAACAGGCGTGTAATCGGGCAAGGAGAGTCCCGTCATGACTACGCTGCTAGCAGGCCACCGGGGCGCTTCTGACGCAAGAGTTCATCCTGCACAGCCTGAGAGACTGCCCGGCCAAGCTGTTCACCTTTTCCTGAGTCTCCTTGCACCTTGCTCCCGGAAGCATCGACAGACACGTTGACAGTAACGTTACCGCCACCGCCGCCCGAGACGCCCAGCTTGCCATCACGACCGCGCTTGAGTGGCACGATCGCCTCAGGGCCCGCTTCGCCCATGACACCAGTTTGCATCGTGCCACCATTGGCAAACTTGAACAACGTCGGCTTGTTGACGATGCCGCCTTTGGCGTAAGGGACAATGCCGTTTTTGGCAAAGGCGCCGCCCATGGCGTAACCGCCAGAGAGTGGCGCATACTGAGCAAGATTTGATTCCACACTGCCCAGGCCGCCGCCGCCGCCACCGAAAACTCCGCCATCGGAGAAGCCAAATGCTGATTTGACTATCAGCATTACCTGCCTCAGCACCAACTGTTGAATAATCATGCGGGCGGTCTGCCTAAGGATGTCCGCAGCAAACTCACGGAAGTTAGTTTTGCCTGTGGTTACAAGATCGTAAATAGCGTTCTCGACGCCCTTGATACCGTTGACCGTAAGCTCTTCCGTGGCTTCCCGCATTGTGCCAATCGACTCGATGTAAGAGTTGACTCCCTCTTGCATACCCAAGCCGATACGGTCGTCTTGGCGAGTCCGCATGGCTTCGTTGAAGGCTATTTGGGCGGCAGCCGCCTGGTCTAGGAGAAGTTTGTTATTTGCCAGTTCGGCATTGTATGCCACAAGAGCTTCGCGGAAAACATTGGCCGCTGCTTCGGCATCTGGACCCTTGCCAGTAAGGATGGTGATTGCGTCTGTAAGGAATTTTGTCTGTTGAGCAGACTGCCTCGTTGCTGCGGCTTTGGATAACTCGGCTTCGATTGTTTCGGGGCGTTCTCCGGCGAGCTGCAATTTGTTGCGCAGTTCTGTGACTGCTGCGGCATCGGCTAGTGCGGCATTTTGTTGCCTCAGTGCATCGGTGTACTTAAGTACAAATTCCTCATTACCTAGCGCTACTAGATCTTTAACCTGCTTCTCTTCAAGTGTCTGCAGTGCCTTGGCTTGCACAACCCCTTGGGCAGCAGTGGCAGCTCCGCCTTCAGCGGCAACGTCACGGCGAGTCGCGGAGGCTACGCCCGTAGCCTGACGAGCGCCTGCGGGCACTTTCAGGCTGGCGGTGAGCGCGTTGATCGGGTTGATTAGTTTGCCAAGTGCGTCGCGTAGTTCGTAGTGGAGGTGGGTGTTGCTTCCATCAGGGGCGACGGTGGCAATGCGCTGGCCGGCGGCCACAGCAGTGCCGGCGCGTACAGACGGAGTGGTGTGTCCATAGGTGCCTTGGGTGCCGTCGTCGTAACGCACCACCACTGCGCCGCCGACCTTGCCGAAGCCGGAGGGGTAGGCCTGCATCACCGTGCCGGCGCGGCGAGCGTGAATTGGGTCGCCTATGTCGAGGCCCAAATCCTGGCCGGCGTGTAGACGGCCGCGACCGTAGCCAACACCCTCATTGATGTTGGGGCCTCCGCGTGTGCCAGGAAGAATGTTGGCAATAGCGCCGCCGCCGGCAGCTGCCGCAACAGTGCTTACTGTGGTTTCGGCGAGCGAAGTTGCAGATTTAAGTGCTTGCGTGGCAGTCTTGACGACATCGCCGGCATTTGCCAGACGATTAGTCAAAGTTTGCATATTCTCAAAATAACTAGATACAAGCTCAGCAGTTTCGCGGGCGGCGCCGGTTTGTGATAGGACAAGAAGACTACGCCTCTTACCTTCTAATTCCTGCTTGTACTCGTATTCTTTACGGGCCAGCTCCATGGCATTGCGGAAGACTTCATCGTCAAGCGCAATTCTGGCCTTGGCTAGGGATTCGTTAAGGAGCTGCTGCCCTGCGGCAACGGCTTCGGCATCTTTCCTTACCTTCTCCGCAGCCTTGTCTTTTGCGTCTTCGCCATCAGGATCAGGGAAATTAGTGAATGAAAGAGCTGTTGCCGCCCTTGGATTCCTTAGTTGTGCATTGACTGCATCAAGCCTACCCTGGGCTTCCTGTATTCGCTTCTCGGCCGTGGCTATTTGAGTATTTATGGTTACAAGCTGTGTGTTCAGCGGAGCCCGCTCTGCATTGTCTAAGGCAAGACTTTCCTGCAGCAAGACAGCGGCTTTATCTCTTTTAAGCCTTTCTATTTCAGACCTGTTAAATTTAATTGCATTAGTTGATTGAGCCCTAAGCTCTTTAAGTTTGCCAGCACCAAGCGCATCGCCTCCAACGCTTTTCAGCCAAGTATTGGCGGGAACAGGCTGCTTCGCTAGCTTATAAAATTCAGCAAACGCATTATTGGCAGCGGTTATACGTTTAATTGCCTCAATTACGCTAGCAATTACAATTGTGACTACAATTGGCTTTGCGGCCAAGCCAATAAATCCGCTCAATGCTGTTCTAAGCAGGCCAACCTTAGGCGCTGCACTTGCTGCAACGTCTCCGGTAATCTTTGCTCCAGTGGCAGCGCCAGTAAACCAGCTAGCCATATTAAGGGCGATTAAGCCAGAAGCTGCTCCTTGCAGACCCTTGATAGCAAGGCTAAATGCAGTCACCTCAAAAGCAAATTTAGCCAATCCCGCTGCTGCCTGATTATTGGTAAAGAACTTGAGCACTTCGGCAATTGCCTTGACACTGCTTACTACGGACGGGGTGATGTCTGTAATAAAGGCAGTAAAGGCTTCTTGAATTTCAGCTCCCAAGGGCTGGAGGGCCTTGCCAACCTCCAAGCGCATCGCCTGAAACGCAATGGCCAAGCGGGCACCGGCATCTTGAGATGACTTAGAAATTTCTAATGCGGTGCCGCTATAGCGCTTGCCGACCAGCGCAAGGAATTTCATCAAATCGTCTAGACCGACTTCACCTTTTTGAAGACTCTTTTGCAGTTCGGGACCAGTTTTGCCGGCGGCTTGGGCAAAGAGGGTGAAGGTGCCAGGCAGTCGCTCAGCAATTTGGTTGAGTTCTTCAGCGCTGACCTTGCCTTTGGAGAAGACTTGGGTTAGGGCAAGCAGTGCGCCATCTACCTTCTCTGCATCGCCGCCAGTGGCCTTAATTGCCTCGGCCATGGCGCGGAATGCGAAGCCCGAATCGGTGACGGTGCCGCCAGCGCCAATAACGGCGGCGCTCAGGCGTGTGAGGCCACGAGTAGCCTCCTCTTGAGGGATATTCAGGTCGCGGGTGGCTGATGCCGCCGCACGAATTGCCTGGTCATAGGCGGCTTGACTGCCAACTACGCCGCGCAAGGCGATTTGCAACTTGCCAATGCTGGCAGCGTATTCAGCGGTGCCCCCAAGCGATTGTCGAATCATCCCTGCCTGCGCACCAATGGCAGCACCAGCAAAGGCGCCAGGTACGCCACCAACTGCTGTACCAAGAGCACCACCAATGGCACCTTCAGGCCCGCCAAAAATGCCGCCACTGATTACGGCCCCAGCTGCTTGGGTAGCCTCCATCGCGCCCATGCGACGGCGACCGCGTTGCGCACGCTCTAGCTGTGCGTCCAGCTGCTGCACTTGGGCGGTCAGTCCCTTGAATTCGCTTCTAGTCGATGGAATGGTGTTACGCAGGGTTACAAGCGAGTCGCGGTAACGCTGGATGCTGTTAATGCTTCCGTCATTGGCCTGCGAAGCCTTGCTGATTTCGGCCCTGTAGCCTTGCAGTTGCCTTTCAGAGGCCTCTCTTGTTTCCCGGAGCTGACGCTCAGCATCAATCTGAGAGAGATAAGCGCGACGGTTTCTGTCCGCCTGTTCGGGCGACATCTCAGGTCCTTGCTGACGCTCGCCCGGAAACGTGCCGGGCGTCAACACTGTTTGGATGTTTCCAGTGGCGCGACCTACGCGAGCACCGCCACTGACTTGCAGCCCAGTACCTGGAGCGCTGGTCTGCCCAGCAGCAGGCAACATCAATGGCGTTCCAGCAATGCCGGAGCGCACTGCATTGCCCAGGTCTGCCATTGCCTGCGCTTGATCGCGCACAGCGCGATTGTTCATGTACAGCGCTGTTACACGCGCCGTAGCAGCACTGCGCTCAGCCGTGGCGGCCTGGGCCGCCATGTCAGCCACATTGCGATAGCTGTTGGCGAGTTGATTTAACTCGCGTTCCAGTACACGAACCTGCGCCGCATTTTCTGCATAGGCACGCGAACCAGTGGTGGTGCTCGTATCAAGTTCAATCATCTCGCGCCGCAAGGCGCCAATGACTTCTTGCAGGTTCTTCTGGGTGCGCGGCAACTCTCCAGACGCAAGTTGCTCGCGCAATGCAGCCGCAAAGCCTTGTGTGCTAGCAGATGCCTGCCGTTGCACCGAAGCCATCTCAACCAAGGTCCTGATATACAGGCCTGTGTTGCGCGTTGTCAGATTCAGATCTTCCTGTAGCTCGCGCAACCTCAAAGAAAGAGCTGCCGGCACATCAGGCATCTCTTCAAGAGATCGCCCACCCAAGCCAAAGCGTTCTTGGTAAGCAGGATCAGCTTGAATGCCAGCCCTGGCAACAAGCTCACGGCGAGCCGCAATCCGTGGCGCCCCAGCAAGCTGATTAAGGCGTTGCTGCGCTTCTGCAGCCTGCTCAGCTGTAGCGCGAACATCGCGCAACACTTGCGTGTACGCCTGATACTGGCGCAGCACGGCATCGGGCCGCACTGCAAGCATCTGATTCAAGGCGCTGAAATGAGCTCGACTGGCTTGCTCGGCTTGCTCCAGTTGCTGCGTTAGCTGGCCAATGGTCTGGCTTAATTGCCTATTGACCTGGCCGCCCAGTACAGACTGAGCACGAAGTTCTTGAAGCGCTCTTACATGAGCACGAATTGAAGTTTCTGACTGGGAATGCGCAGCAGCCTCCTCAGCAATCCCGCGCCGCAGTGATTCAATCTCCCGGTCAGTCAGTCGAGCCGCCTGCTCAAACTGAAGGACATCACGCGAAAGCTGATTCCATGCCTCCCCGCCACGCTGCGTAGAGTCTTGGAGCGCTTTGAGCGCTTGAATCGTACCTTTTACAGCTTGGTTGGTATTGCCAAGAGTTCTGCCATAGTCAATGATTTTTGTTCGCGCATCTTCAATATCGGCATCAGCCAGATTGACTGCTTTTGCTAGCTCACGGAACCCGCCAGAAATCTTTTTAAGCTCTTCCCCGCCTTGAAACTTAAGCTCAACCAGCAGCTCCTCAATCCGGTTCCTAGCCATTGGCTTTCTCCTTATGAAGCTCGGCTAGGGCTGCGGTTTCCATGATCTGCAGGTCTTCCAACATGCCACGCCGGTCCTTGACATCATAAAGCTCAAACATCCCTCCGGCACCCAGCAGCACTTCGTATTTCATGCCCGTATAGCCAGCCATGCTGACCTGCCACTGCGTACCCATACGCAGGAACATCATCACTGCTTCCCAGTTGTCGTCCCACACAATGAAGCCCTCGGGCTCTGAGGGCTTCTTCTCCTTGGGCAGTATCAGACCAAATGCCTTGGCATCATCGTCCGTCTTGTCCTCTACCTGCTGCGTTCCACTGGCCCAGTAGATCGCAGCATCCTTTAGTTTCCCTCTCGCGCCGCGTTGAAGGTTTCGGTGTACGCCTTCAAGACGCCACGGATCCAATACGGATCATCAGCAAACTCTTTGACCGCTGCTTGGGAGAACGGAATCGGCTTGCCGTCCTCATCGTCCATGCCATCCCAACCGACGAGCACTGCCTGCAGCATCTGCACGTCGCCCTTTTCGCTCAGCTTGGCAAACTCAGAACGTCCCAGCCGCTTGAACGTGGCATCAAACGTGCTGGAGTCAAATGTGCCGCCATCACTGGGCTCTTCAACAGTGACAGGCCACTTGAAGGTTTTGACCTTCTTTCGGATAAAAGCCATGAGAGGTACTGGACTGCTACAAGCATACAGCTAAATAAAAAAGCCGCCCTGTCAACACAGAGCGGCTGGTTCACCCACATCACACCGAATTGAGCTTAGGCAAAGACCAAGCGGAATTCGTCGTTGCCAGCCGTGCTCGGGATTGCCGTGTACGGCAGCGACAGCATGTGAATGCCATCTTGATCTTGGTAGGTGGGGTCGCCAATGTCCACGCGAGTGGACTGCAGCGCCACGATGTTGCCACCAGTGGTGCCATGGATGAACGAAAGCTCACCCAGGCTGCCATCGGTCAGCGCAGCAGTGAAGTAGTCCTTCTGCGCGATGGTCGGCGCTTCGATCACAACCGTGCCAGTGGCAGCGCGGTCAGTGATCAGCACTTCCTTGGTGCAACCCACCAGCTCCCGATACACCGTAGTGTTGCCCAAGTCCATCGAAACAGACTGCAGGCAGCCGCTGTAGTCCAGCAGGGTGAAGGCACCACTGTTACCAGCCTTGAAGATCCGAGGCGTGGCCTGATCGGCGTAGGTGACAGTCGGTGCAGCGGTGTCGGTCGGAGCGTTGTAAACCCCAGTCATCGTGAAGTCGATGGTCGGGATTTCGCCAACAGCGGTGTTGATCGAGAACGTTCCACGGCAACCAGTGAGCTTGTGCAGCACACCGTCAATGTTGTAATGAAGCGTCACCGAACCAAACGTGCCGCTCACAGGCGTGTAAACCACATGAGCGTCAATGCTGTAAACACTGGTGCTGTCCAGGGTCACAGCAGAACCAATGGAGCGAAGTGTGGCGACCTTGGTTGAACCCACATAATCAGTGACCAAGAACACCGAACCAACGCCAAGGCCAGCAGTGATGCGAAGCACTTGGCCGTTGTAAAAGTCGTTGGTAGCGCTAGCGCCAGCAGCCAACGTGATGGTGTTAGAACCACCAGCAGTGGCAGTGCCGGTCACAGCAGGTGAAACCGTGGTTTCAGCCAGAGCACATGCCTTGAGCACCTTGCCAAAGCGTGGTGCCGTACCAGCAGTGCCGCTACCAGCCAGCTCCACGCTGAAGGTGCATTCAACGCGAGTATTGGCCAGCAGTTGCTCGGATGCACCCAAGTAGGGTCGCACCAGATCGCGGTTGACCACATCACTCTGCTGAGGGGTGATGTTCAGATCCCGCACCAAGATGGCATCAGCGCCATCGGGTGAAGGGTCAACCCCGTAAGTCGCCTCCGTCTCCGCCAGGATCAGGCGTTTGCGTGTCAGAAGTGGCATCGGAAATTACCTCTTGGATTTCAGGTTCCCCCGCCATTCCT